CGGTTTTACTCTTGCGCTTTCTCTTTTTCTTCATGAATGGATTCTCTCCAGCACAAGTAAACCACTGCCCCCCGACCATGAATTGCTTGTCCTTAACAACCTGAACATGGTCAGGATTAACCAGGACTTCTGTCTCTTCGTCTGGACTGAATTCAAAGTGTTCTAATATCTTAACTGTTTGCATCACATTCCCCATGGGTCATAGCCCCCCTGCACTCTCCTTGGTAGGTTTGCCGGCCTTCTCTTCAATCGTCTTGCACCTTCACAGGCATATCGCAAAGCATCAATAACATGATTGTGCTTGTCTTCAAGAACGCTGGTAACTTGTTCAGTGTCAGGGTCTACTTTATAAGAGTAATTGGTCAACTCGTCAATCGTGTGTTGGCATCTCGGATGCACGACAATATCAAAAGACTTTAGGAATTCTACTCCATCTTCAAGACTTCCCTTCCCTTTAATCGCTGGCTGAATCTTTGGGAAACCGTGCTTTCTCAAGTGTGAGACTGTCTCAGGTCTTGCGCTGTCTGCAACGATGGGCCACTTCTCGGACTCTGGAATTGTTAGAAACAGTTCAGGAGTATCAATAATCTCACAACCCACTTGATAGGCTTCATAATCGACAAACAATGTTCTGCCTTCAAGGTAGCATCTGATAAGAACTGTCGGATCAACCGCAAATCCCCAGTCAGCTCCGAACTTAAAGAAGGCATCTTTGGGGGTTTCAAATTCTTCGACTCTCCAATTCTTAAAGACACGAGATTCTGAGTTGAGATTATAAGCACCGAGCCAAACATGGCGGTATTTGTCAATGTCTCTCGATCGGTCATATTCCATTTCCTTGCGCAATACATCAGGAAGCCAGGGATTGTCGTTGTAGTTCGCTTCGATGATGATTAAGGACTCTGGAGGCTTATCACAGCGCAAGAAAGCATCGACCGCATCAGTGTCCTTGTTTGGATTCCAACTAAACCAAAGTTCAGAGTTTGGCTTTCTGATTGTTGGCCTGAGTAGGTCAAGGCTTCTCTGGCTCATTGTCTGTGCTTCTTCCACCCAAGCGCAATCAAAACCCTCAAGAGACTTGATAGAATCCGCTGTGTGGTTTTGCATACCCTGAAAGATGATGATCCCCTTCCCTCGCTTGCTTTTGATTTGCTGATCCTGAATATCAAACAGGTCTTGAAAGTTGTTCTCAATGATCTTGTCAACGATCAACTGCCTCACTGAGAGCTTGATAGACTTCTGGATTTCTCTAATGCCTACTGTCTTGCGATTCGGGTCTTGAGCATGAAGGATTGAAACCAGATTGGCAAACGTGTGAGACTTCGCAGAACCTCTACCGCCATGGATTGCTTTGTATCTCGCTGGCTTGAATAAAGGCTTGGCGTATTTTGGTAGGTTTACTTTAGTCCTCGTCATCAGGCTCTATAAAGTCAATGTCTATCCCTGATACTGAAACATCATGCTCATGTCTTTCTGGACTGTAAGCTCCACGAATCTTGCAAAGCTTGTCATAGAATGAAGCAGCAGCGGTCCTGTCCCTAGCCTCTCTCGATTCCTGGTACATTTCCTTGCCCTGTTGGATCAGCCAATCAAGTGTAAGCTCGTTCTTCTTCTCTACTCTTTCCCGTAGTTCTTCGACCCTTAGCATTACACTAGCATTGCCTAGCAATCTACTAGCACTGACATCAGCACCCTTTTTGCTGTAACCAGCATCAATATAGGCTTGAGTAGCACTTTTCCCTTGTGCTAAGCCTTGACAGAAAAGTTCGTGTCTTTGATTTGCTAAACGTGCCATAACAAAATTATACCACAAAACAAAAACCCCAGGCGATCCATTCCAACCAATCAACCTGGGGCCACTGCAAGGAAGTAGAAAGAAAAAGGTTTCTTCGTACTATGGCTTCATTTTAATGAAAAAAGAAATTTGCACAAGTGTTTTTTGTTGTGGTATTGTTGTTATTGCAACTCAATTGATGGACGAAATCCATTAAAACAATTTAAAATTTAATAAGAACGCCTGAGAGCCATTATTTTCTTAACGTCTATGATTGGGTTGCACTCTTAGGCGTTCTTTCTTTAACTATGAAAAATTCTGGTTTTATTCTCTTGCACAGAGATATTCAAAATAAAGAAATCTGGGATGATCCTGAGATACTGCGCTGTTGGATTGATATTTTATTTCTTGTTGACTACGACGATACAGGTAAGCATGGACGAGGATGCCACAAGATAACAGACTCTTTTTTGCAACGTCGATGGAACGTTTCCAGGAATAAGGTGAGGCGCATTCTTGCGCTGTTTGTGCAACATGAAATGATACAGTTGCAACGTGATATCAAAAAACCTAAAACAGGTACAATACTCAAAGTCACTAACTATGCGGTTAGGCAAGATTTTTCAAGCAATATTGGAACAATAAAAGGTACAAAAGAAGGGACAATAAAAGGTACACAAACAAAAGAAATAAAGAATAAAAGAAATAATATGCTCATCGGAAGAGTGAGCGAAATAGAAGGCGTGGGGCAATTACCAGAAGGTTGGTTAAGGGATGGATTCATAGCCTGTTGGGAAATCTATCCAAGGAAGGTTAATAAGAAAAAAGCTATCCAGACTTGGTACACCATCCACAAGAAAAACAAATTCGACAAAGCTCTAGCAGATGAAATCTACAGAGGAATCCAAAAATACAACAAAGCAACCCAAGGCAAGGACAAAAGCTTTATCAGCCATTTTACAAGCTGGATCAATGCAAGGAGGTGGGAAGATGAAGAGACTGATTCACTAAACCACCAAAAGAAAAAGCCAGACTTTGAAAGATTCTCAGAGTCAGACGAATTGCCAGACCTGACATTTGGAGGTATCGAATGAGTTTAGATCGAAGAACAGTCCAGGGAATCATTGATTCCGAGAACAAGTACAGGAAAATTGGAGCTTATGAGATCGTGCAATCTCTACCTTTTGAGTCTGCACTAATCCTGAATCTAATCACTTGGGAAGACCAAAGGGAAATGATATTCAAATTAACTCGAAAAGAATACTTTACCAACGAAATCACTAGAGGTTTGTTTGCATTAGCCAATTTACTACACTCTCAGAATCGTTTAAACGGGGTAATATTCCAAGAAGAGCTATCAAGTGGTGTGATGGGTGCAGACACATTCCAAAAGGAGCATAATTGGCCTCATATAGCTTTTAGTGTTTTTATGACGATTGAAACAAATCTTCCGAGAAGGCTAACAGAAAACATGGTTTCAGACTGGTGTACAAAGAGAGCTTTTAAGATACGCACCAGTGCAATGAAGCGCAATGTTGAAATGTTTGGAGCTGAAAAGGCACAAGCAGAAGACAAGAAACTGCAAGAGATATTTTCACAGAATCGAGCGTCAAAAATGCCTCTCATGATGGACGAGGTTTATAACCAGTTCATAGATGACTGGGAAAAGAAACAGGAAGGAGTCCACTTTTGGGAATGCTACGACAGCCTACACCACACGATCCAAGGATTTAGACCTGGTGACTTGTCAGTGATTGGTGCAAGACCTGGACATGGGAAGACAATGTTCGCAGTATCTACAGCAGTTCACCTTGTGAGAAAGAACGAAGGATTGAAAGTTTGTCTTGTGAATCTTGAAATGCCACCGAACCAAATCATTCCAAGGATCATTCAGAGTTGGTCCTGTAGAACCACTGAAGATATGCAGACCTACGGGAGAAATGCACTATCAATATTTAGAGACAAGATTTTCAAAGATGATCGGTTTTTCTGTACTCCAGTTATGCACAGACCGATTGAGGATATTCTTGAGTACCTACAGCCATTGATTGAACGAGGATACAAGGTCTTTTTCTTTGACTATATACAGCTAATGAAAACCCGTGAGAAGTTTCAGACAGAACACCAAAGATTGAACCGGGCAATTGAAATCCTGAAAGAATGGAAGGACAACAACCCAGACATTCATGTTTGCTGTCTGGCACAGATAAAGAGAGCACAAGGAAAGAAAACCCCAGACATGGACGATTTGAGAAAAACATCAGACATTGAGGAAGCAGCAGCATGGATTGGACTGCTCCATAACCCAGAATTGGACGAGAAGGAAAAAGAGAAAATGCGAGGTTTGATCAAAGGCAAAAAATGGAAGCCATTCCAGATCATCTTTGCAAAGAACAGGCATGGACTGAAGGGAAAGGTAACACTTCAAGCAAGATATGAAACCCAAGAAATTGATGATACACCGTATGCCAAAGAACAGGCACAGGAAAGGAGAGAAAGAAATGGAGACTTTGACTAAAAAACTTTTACTGGTTCACTTCAAAAAGAAAGTGGAGCAGGCCCAAAAAGAAATTAATTCCCTTGCAGGAATACCAGGACTTGAAAGGGATTTACAAAACACGCTCAACAAGAGAGGATTATATCTCCATGAGTTTGAAACAATTGCAAAAGAAATTGGAGTCAGGATTGAACTCTAAACTATCAGAAATGAAACAGCACAATTTTCCAAAGAAGAAAGCGTGCGAAATATGTAACAAAGTTTACCTCGGCAGGTTTGCATGGTGCGATCCCTGCTGGTGGTATCTACCATTTTAAGGAAGTAGAAGATGAATTCAGTGACACTAATGGGAAGATTAGCCCGTGATCCAGAAACAAAGTACACAGAAGCAGGGCTTGCAATAACAAGATTCACCGTTGCAACAGATGCGTATAAGAAAGATGATCCAGCAGAATTTCACGCTTGCACAGCTTTCAACAAGACAGCCGAAACGATTGCACAGCACTTGAAAAAAGGTGACGGGATTCTTGTCAATGGATCATTGAAGACAAGCAAGTTTGAATCTGACGGACAAGTCAAGTACAGAACTGAAGTGATGGTTCAACGGTTCGAGTTTACTCCTGGAAGAGCTACAGGAGAAGGAAAACCCAAGAAAAAACCAACCGTAGACGTTTCAAGCATCGATGTAGACTCTTCTGAGATCCCGTTCTGAGTCACTAAAATCGTTAGTTGACTGCACAGAGGTTTTAACCGTTGAACCAGCGTAGCAAATCAACGGCTTTTTTTTATTTCTAAAAATAATTACAAATAGTATTGCAATGATATCAGATTGAGGTTATTATAAAAATATCCACAACGGATTTAACGCAAGGAATTGAGATGGAAACAATCAAATGGGAAGGTCACTACGCAGTGACTATGTGCTCTCACATTGAGAGCAATGTTTACGCACAAGATGAACTGAAAATGATTAGAAATCTACTTAATTTGTACGGGAAAGTGCATACCATGAAAGATTTGGCCACAGAAGTAGCCAATTATATCAACGCAACTGTATTGACCGAATTGCCAGAATCAATCCACGATAAGTTTGTCACGGTGGTGCCTTGTACACCACCAAGTAAGGGGTAATAAAATGATAAGAAAAAAATTAGACATCATTACCGAGGAAATGCCCTTCGATCCAAAAGGCTCAAGACAATTTTTTTTAGATTTTATTGGTGAGGCTTGCAAAGTTTTAACCGAAGATCAAGTAAAAAAAATATCACAGAAGGCAAAAGAATGGGGCAATAAAAGATAAATCCAACTGACGAGCCTTGAGGGATCTAGGCGAAACTCCTTCGGGAGTCTTGGAAACCAAAATAACACACAAGGAGGCTACATTGAGCAAAGTACACTTCGCCCTCCGACTAAAACCTGAAATCTACGAGAAGGTTCGGGAAGTCGCAGAGCGCAACGAAAGATCAATCAACCAAACCATTAATATCCTGCTTCGGCAGGCAACGCAAGGGAAGGGAAAGAAATGAGTAAGGAAGTACAAGAAAAACCACAAAACAATTGGATGCAATTGCAGGAATTCAAGCCAGAGAACTTAGGCCAGGCATGGAAGCTGGCAGACACTGGTCACAAATCAGCGGAAGACATATTCATAGCAATGTCTATGGGTCAACAGATCGGACTGAATCCCTTCCAATCAGTTCAAAACATCAGCGTTATAAACGGACGACCTAGCCTATGGGGCGATGGACTTGTAGCGGTGTGTCAGTCGCACCCAGACTATGAAGGTATCGAGGAGACTTTTGATAAGGACTCATGGGAAGCAACTTGCACAGTCAAGCGCAAGGGTAAGCCTCCAGTGACAGAAACCTTCAGCAAAGAGGATGCACAGATAGCCGGACTTTGGGGAAAGTCTGGTCCATGGAAACAGTACCCCAGAAAGATGCTCAGAAACAGAGCAAGGACCTTATCACAACAGAAGAAGCACACGAAACCGAGAGCTTCAAAGATATGGGGCCGATCCAACACGAACCAGCTCCAGAGCAAAAGGAAATCAAGATTGCCCTAGATTCTGCCCTACCAACAATTTCCAAAACGGAAACAGTTGAGGAAGTGAAAGAGCCTGAGACAGAAGTCCTCTTACCACAGGAAGAGAAGCCCAAAAAACCCAAAGGCTACAAAAAGAGAGTCGAAGAATTCAAGTTCATTGAAGACGATGCCAAAGAAAAGGGATTCGACATTGGCTCAGCAATCGAGACTCTAGGACTTGAAGGAAATGATCCAGGCATGTGGAAAGATTCAGAACTAAGAGCTTTGAGTAAGCTTGTGGATGAAGCGGAGTGGAAGTGATCAAAGATACAAACAAAGAGTACCATTTAAAAAGAGCAATCAGCAATTCAATGATGAAGCAGTATCTTGAAAACCCATTCATGGCAGGAGTGCGCTACTGGTCAGACATTAAACTGCCAGAAGTGCAGAACGAAGCCTTCAAGCAAGGTGATGCACTCCACGCAAGGATTCTTGAGCCTGATAGATATGCTGAAGAATACGCAGTTAAGCCAGAAGGATTGAGTCTTGTAACTAAAGAAGGCAAAGCATGGAAAGCTGATAATGCTGAAAAAACAATTGTTGATCCGATCATCAATGAACAATCAGCAATCCTTCAAGCATCCCCTTTTCAACGATGGTTTGAAGAGGGACAGAATGAAGTCAGTATCTATTCTGAGATTGACGGCGTACCAGTGAAAGCAAGATTCGACTGCATCTTTGACGATTGTATTCTGGATCTCAAAACAACGTCAGCATGGAATGAACAGCAGTTTCTGGAGGCTTGCATTGATTTCAAGTATGACCTTCAGCAAGCATGGTACAGCAAAGTCTATGAGTCCCACTTTGGAAGACCACCAAAAGCTTTCATAT